TTTGTACTGCTCGATGTCATCGCGAAACTCTGCGATTCTCTTCTCTACGTGTTTTGTGTAGTTCATCTTGTTTGTTTGTTTCATAGTGCCAAGATACATCAAAACTTTAATAATCCAACAAAAAAACATTTATTTTTTTTATACTTATTTTATTGTAGCTTTGTAACAAATGAAATAACAATGAAACACGGATCACTATTTAGCGGTATAGGTGGCTTTGAGCTTGCCGCGTCCTGGTGCGGTTGGGAGAATGTCTTCCATTGTGAGAACAACCCATTCGGTCAGAAAATATTAAAACATCATTTCCCAAACTCAAAACATTATGAAGACATCACAACATTTGACGCGACAAACTACGCTGGACGAATTGATATTATTAGCGGAGGATTCCCTTGTCAGCCATTCAGCACCGCCGGAAAAAGAAAAGGAACTGACGATGAGCGCTACTTGTGGAAAGAAATGCTCCGAATCATACGCGAGGTTTCCCCGTCCTACGTTGTGGGGGAAAACGTTCGTGGACTCGTTAACTGGAATGAAGGGTTGGTATTCGAAACGGTGTGCGCTGACTTGGAGAATGAAGGGTACGAAGTCGTTCCGTTTATACTTCCAGCTGCTGCCGTCAACGCTCCCCACCGACGAGACCGAGTGTGGTTTATTGCTTACTCCAACAAGTACAATGATACCAATATCAAAAGACAGAATAAAGAAAAGGACGGATTACAGAAATTCAATAGGGAGGCAGTATACCCCTGGAAATCTAATGGAACAACTACAATACAAGGGAATGCTACCGACACCGACGAAATCGGACTACAAAGGAGGAACAGCTGTGGAACGAACGGATGGAGTGTGCAGACGGAGCGAATTGAAGCATCTAGTGAGCCAAGAAGCTGGGAAGAGTTCCCAACTCAATCCCCTTTTTGTGGAGGAGATGATGGGATTCCCCGAGAACTGGACTCTATTACCTTTTCTAAATGGCGAAAAGAATCAATCAAAGCATACGGAAACGCCATAGTGCCACAAGTAGCCTACCAAATATTTAAGGCAATTATTGAAACGGAAAGACGGATGGTAGAAGTATTATAGTATATTTGTCCTTTCTTCTGTTTTGTGTGATAGCAACGGAGATTTGTTTCATTGGTTTCGTTGCTTTGCTCCCCTCATAGGATTTTTCATTTTCTCCTATGTTGGGGAGCTTTCTTTTATAGGTCCATCAAGACATTGATTGCCGTATGTCCTCCAATAACAACACCGCAACCGATCGCTTGTTTTTTAAAGTGCCTAGCATACGCCGCCGCGTAACTCGAACTATCTACACCGCATCCAACTTGCATTCCGAATATCTTGAAGTTTTTGCCTACGTGATATTCCGTGTACGCTTGTGTATGGATATGTCCTTGGACGGTAGACATTAGGTCGTTCTTCATCTTAGTACGAGCCGTACCTCCTTCGCCGTGGACGTATTGTACGTTGTCGTATTCTACGCGCTCCGTCCAATTCCAGGACGTTCCTAGTACTTCGTTGTAAGACTTAATCCATTCTCTAGGAATAGAAGACGAAAACGCCTTGCGCATTATAATCCTATCGTGATTTCCTATCGTTACGTCAGCAACTGGAAAAGCTCTCGCCCAGTCTTGGACGCGATCAATAGCAAGTTGCAACTCGTCTCCAGCACCCATACCGTTTGGATCGGTTTCGTGATAGCTTGAGTAGTGGTTGTCTATAATATCGCCTATGAATATAACCTGGTTGCAGTTATAATTGGCGTACGTTTCTTGACAAAACTCGAGATAGCCGTCAAGACAGAAAGGTTCGTGCAGATCCCCAATTACGAGAATCCGACGCTCCTTCTTTGTTAGGTTCTGAAAGGCGGCTAATTTATTCCCCCTTAGTCGTGGTCTGTGGTCGCTCAAAGAATGATAAACATAAAGGCACAATACCGATCAAACACAACAACACACCCAAGGGTTCTAACTCCCCATTCATCGACGTTAGCGCATAGGTTACAATAACACCGCCTATCGTCCGTTTAGCAGACCACCTTTTGAGGTTGCCCTTGTCGCGGAAGATGTCGGTCAAATTTAGTTTTGACAATACGTCAAGTGCTTTTTTCATCGGTTCTTCCCTAGTACGACTGCGTCGTATATTCTCTTTATTACGTTTAGCCAGTTGTCGTCCTTTTCCGTTTCTGTTAACGCAGTTACAGTTCCGGCAAGGGTTATTAGTGCAAGTAGTAGTTCCGCCCAATGTTGTACAAAAAATTCCATATTATTAAAGTTTATCTATTTACTAAGTCACCGAACTTGTCGCGCATATTGAATGCTGGACAGTCCTTGTCTTTATTGTAGTCGTTGTGTCCTCTTACCTTCAACTCTCCAAAGCATACCTCTAAGAACTTGACAAGATCCCTAAACGCTTGTTCTTGTTCCTTCGTCATCGTGTCTTTGCTTTCGAGCTTTGTCTTTGTCTTGAGTTCTTTCTTGACTACACCACCGCAATATGCTACACCGATAGATCCGTAGTTTTGCCCCCAGGTGTGCGCACCTACTTTGTCAATGTGTCTACCTCGTTCTATTGTTCCGTCCTGGTGTATAACGAAATGATACCCGATGTCCGCCCATCCGTTTCCTTTAACGTGCCAGTTGCGTATCTCTTGTACCGTTAGCTTTCGGTCGGCTGGTGTTGCCGTGCAATGCAGTATTACTTCTTTAATTTCTCTCATTTGATTCCTTTTTCAGCTAGTAGTATTTTGATCTCTTGGACGCTTGTCACAAGCTCTTTAAGTATCTCCTTGACTTCGTTCTCCTTTTTCTCTAATGAGTAAAGGCGCGACTTTATTTTTGTTACCTCGTTAGTCATCTTGATGTACGTTCCAAGTACACCAACACCACAAGAAACTGCAACGCTCAATAGTTCCATTACGCCGCTAGTCTATTAAGTAAAAGAAGAAGCGCGTCACTTAGTGTCGCTTTTAGTTCCTCCATTTCTGCGTCGGTGCATATTGCTTCTAAGTTACTAAGGTCCATATCAAATAGGTCTAAAAGTTATCGTATAGGTAAATGCGTACATTATATTTGTTGAGTCTACCGTAATTCCGAATAGGTCGCCTTTATCATAGTCGTAAGTCGAAGTGTCAAAGGTTGCCGTGTGTGTAGTACCGGCAGTATGACTCGCAACGTTAACCGATCCAAGTTCCGTAGTTCCCGCAACTGTTGCATTCATAGCAGCTGGTTTGTAAGCGGCAAAGTCGGTAGATCCACCTGAAACTTGTGACGCACTTTGAATACTCACAAGGCGACACTTCTCCGGAATAATAAAGATATTCGTATAACTGAACGTCGTACTATCATTCGTAGAAGACGCCATAGTTAAAGCCATCTCAGCATTAGTTGACACAAACGAAGCGTTCTTAATGCTGAACGTTCTAAAGTCTTGTACCTTTATCTTCTTACTTGTACCAGCAGAACCTCCGGACGTATCACTTGTGTCTACTATGTAGATCAGGTCGTCGCCCTCCGTACTCGTTATCGCGGTTAAGTCTGAAACTTTCTTGTTTGCCATTGATGTATTCTTTTAGTCGTTCTTCGTTCTTTATTGACGGCTTGTATTTTTTCTTTAGCATAGGTTGTTATTGCTAATTGCAGAAAGGAACGCTTTACGTTCTAAGTCCTCGTAGTAGTCGTCGATATTTAACCCTTGCGTATAGTTATTTGTCGTAGGACTTAAATCGCTCCCAGTATTCGAAGTGTACTCAGGAAATAGCGTAGAGTTGTCGCATAGGTAGTCGATAAGTCTTTGTCTATAAAAGTGCCCCATATCTAAAGACTGATCCATTAACGGCTTGAGGTCGTCATAACTTGCCGACGCGCTTTGTTCCGAGTCCATAACTACGACTGCGTTGTTAACGAATCTAACGCGTAAAAACGGCACTAACTGAACGAAGGCAAACTGAACCGTCGCGGGTTGAATATAGTCGTTTAAAAGCGTCCTATAATCGCCCGTAACGTTGCCGTCTTCGATGTCCGTACATATCTTGTTGTAAAGATCCGTACCCAATACCGGAAGAATATAGCGTTGTTGCGCCATATATACGTATGGACGAATTAGATCGTCGTCTACCGAACCGCCTACTGCGGTATCTCTTTTTAGCCTATTAGCTGAAACGAATAATGCTTGACTCATTTTTTAATTCTTTTATTGTCCTTGTGGGTTGCCAGGTAGAAAACCTTTGTTT